CAAAAGGCATTACATAAGGTTCCGTAGTTTGTAGATAGCGGTCAGATATACACTCGTCACACCGTCTACGAGGTTGGCGACTGCGCGGTTACCCTTGCAAATTTTCTCGTGGTTCTTCTCGATCCAATCAGCATCCTCAATCAGGATCAGCAGGATTTCTTCCGCCTTGGTCTTCGGCGCTTTGATCGTACCGACAAGCTCGAAGGCACCTTGATACGTCTCTACTAGCGTATCTAGGGCGTCAATGACGCCCTCGTAGAACCCACCCAACGCCGTATGCCGCGCATAGGCACCGACGCCATTGGCCTGCCAGTGCTCAAAATGCGCAACATTGCGGGCGTAAAATACCCGGGCGATGAGTTCTTCGATCATTAGGCGATCCGGATAATAGCGGTGGTGTTAGTGGCTGACGGGAAGATAACCGTGAAGTCACCAGCAGTCGAGGTACGATCCGCGCCAAAATCAAGCACCGCTACCGCAGCATTGGTCAGCGTGGTGTTCGCCGTGCCGTTAGCCGAGGGAGTGTTGTTGTAGATCAGAGCGCCACGAGCCGTGATGGTCGCGTTTGCCCAAGTCGTGTTGTTGAAGGTCGTGAAACCCGTACCCGCAGAGGCCGATGTATTCGAAGCCGTGACACCACCATTGACGAGCGTGTTACCACCCGCTGTATAGTTCGTGCCGGTTACTTCGCTGGTCGTGGTGTACGACGTGGTGTTGGCGTCGATGTTAGCCGCCGAGGTGTACAGCGCCATCTTGAAGGTGTCGCCACCCGTGTTACGAAAATCGTGCACGCAGAGCATGATCTCTGCCTTAAAGCTGGTGCACATCGCTTGTACGATAGGCATAAATAATCTCCTTAGGAGTCGATCAGTTTTACAAGCTCAGGGAAACCAGCTTGGGTAAACTTATTCGCCAGAGTCACGTTCCGCGAGCGCATAGCCTCACGCATGTAGTAGACCAGCACCTCGCGCAGGTTTTCACGGAAGGCACGGGCCTGATCCGCAATCACCGGGGGTGCATTGTCGCCCACACTGATAATCTGATCCAAGGCACGCTCTGCGAGTTCTTCCGCAGAGAAACCACGCCCCTGCGTGGTCATGATCTTAACGGTGCCAATGGCGGATTCGATTTCTGTAATCATTTGACGGGGTACCTCACTTGCTGTGTACGATACATATCCTGACGATTTTTACCTTCGCCCAGCTGTTTGAGCATGGACAGGGCTTCGTCGTATCGTTGCTGGTAGACCCCCATAACATCAGCTTCACCCTTCATAAAGGTATATGCTTCAAGGAGCGACCCGTAGAGCAATACACTGTCGAAATTATCCCCGAGCCACGTCGTACCGGCAGTCACAATGGACGGCGGGTAGTAGAAATAGTGCAATTCTACCGAGTAGTTTGAGTCCGGGGTAGGACCTAGGATGAAGGAGTTTTCGTCAAAATAGGCGTAGTGGGTGGGAAGCCCAGTGGCGCTCGGATTGGGAAACGACTCCCGGATGAAGCTGACATCCTTATTGAGGAGGAAGCTGTAGTTCCCAGACCCGTCGATCACTGCCAGCGAGAAGTTAGCAAGCCAGTCGGTAGGTACCGACAGATACCGGTTCCCCGAGGTAACAAGGCCGGTCACATTTTTCCGCAGGTCCAGAAGCTGGACCATATTGAAGATGCGCTGCTCAGCCTGCTGGATGAACGTGTTAATCTGTTCGGGACTCGTGAACGTAACAGTCCCCGACCCAGCGGTGTCGCCCCACTGGGTATTCGGGAAGTCGTTTTCAACGTATCCCTTAATCGTCTCGAACAGAGTAGCGTAGTTCATTAGCCCATCTTCGTGCTATGGCCATAACCCTTCGTGGCGAGCTTAGTGCCCCGAATACGCATGGTCTGTGTGTTGGCAACCTTGTTGGGGTAGCCTGTATTGTCCATAGGGACCGTGTAATCCATTGGCTGCTGCCTACGCGACGGGAGCGGGTTAGCGCTTGCCGGGAGGAACGACCATTTATCTGAGTTAGCCATTTTTCACCACCTTACCCATGTCTTTCTTCGGCTTCTTGCCGCTCTTCTGGTTAGCGATTTTTGCCAGATTGCGTCCCATCTTCAGCATCTGTGCGTTAGTCTTACCACCTTTAGCCATGACTTACTCCTACGTTTGCACCGTCACGGTGCCGATCTGACCTGTAGATAATAGCGTATTTGGAAGCCCAGTTAAACCCAAAGGATTACTAAGGCCAACAGGGTTCCATCCCCACTGAATTACCCGGCTACCTTCACTGGGAGTACCGAAGGCCAGCACGTTAGCGGGAGGCCGTGAGAACTCTTCCGTGCGGATACCAGTCAAACCAGCCTGTTGGTAGCTGACATCTGGGCGCGGATTGCGCAGCGCCTGAGGATCGTCGACCGGATACATACCGATCTGAAGCTGCGGCTGGTCAGGTTCCCAGCATGACGGACACACGAGGATGTTCGTCGACTTGGTTTTTATGGTAAGCCTGCGAAGCTCCTTGAGCTTATATTTGAACCCGCAACGGTCGCATATCGCAATGGCCTTCCTACCAGAGGCGAATGGATTAGGCATTGCATCTCCTAGATAAACGACGGACGCGGAGCTATCCGCAGGGGAGCTTTTTCTCGATCTTCGTCTGCTGCCTGCTGCCAAGCCTCGTCATACATCTGCTTAAGCATCATGGTGCGCTGCATGGCGTCAGGAATTTTCATCGACAGGTGGTAGGCAAGGCCAGCCACAAGCGCCGGGAGCATACGGAACGGGATGTCCTGCGTGTTGACGCCGTTACCGGCGTCCTGAAGGCGGCGCAGCCGGTAGTAGAAGAATGTGTAGTAATTGCTCTGATCCGGAGCAGGCCACACGTTGATCTGCGGGTAAGCTAGGCCAGTCACCGGTTCGAGCGCACCTGACTGACGGTTGATCCACACCTGAATGGGGCGACCCTGCGCGTTCTTATTCGGGATCGTGATGTAGGTGTCAGAACTGATGCGGTTGATGTTGATATCAAGCTGGTTCGACGTCGTGCCCGCATTCGTGCGGATGACATGCTCCATCAGGTCGATGGTGTCCACAGGTAGGTCATAGGTGATCTGCCCCTGCACAAGAGGGATCGAGCCTTGCTCGATGGTCCACAGGTTTATGCCTTTATTGGCCCACTCGATGGTCAGCAGGTTCAGACTGCGGCGCGCAGTCTTGAGGTCATAACCCGTGCGAAGCTCAGCACCGCAGCGCTCGAACGCCTCCTCGACAAGCTCGTTGAGGTTAAGGTTAAATGCTGTAGTGCCGGTCGTGGTCATCTGTATCTCGCAGTCTTCTTGGCTATCGCCTTAGGCTGCTTCACGAACTGCTGCCCCTTGGCTTTACCTTCACGCTTGGCCTTGGTTGTAGCAGCATATTCGGAAGATGTCAGCGCTTCCCGTGCTTTCTTGGGGAGGTACCGCTCACCTGTAGCTTTCGGCCCCTGTGTCGAGGGTTTGCCCGACTTGGTGCCCCACTTCTCATCCGTCCATTTGGACAGCGATTTCTGTGCTTTTGTCTTGGGGCCGGAATATCCGCCCCCAGACTTCTTATACTGCTGGGTGGCCAGCTGGGCTTTGCGCGCGGACCACTGACCCGGATCACCGCCTTTGCCGCCAGCCTTGACACTAGCAACTATGCGTTTCCATTTGGCCTCGTCCGTGCGCGCCACCTACTTACCTTTCTTGAAGCCCTTCAGCAGCTGAGCGAAGCGCGCACGCTGGCCCAGCTTGCCGGGAGCCTTAGCAGCCTTGGCTAGCTTTCCTGCCGGGATTTTTTCACCCTTTTTAGCGCCAAGCTGCGCACGGAGTGCACCGGGCTTTTTGATCGCTTTGGAGATGTTGAGTTTGGCTTTGCCGCCCTTAGCCATCTTGGAAGCATTCATAATACCCATACCACGGGAGGGGCGCATTAGCAGGTCTTGCAGTTGGTCTTGCCCTTACGAGCAATACCGTCAGCGCGAGAAGAGACCGAACCGCCCTTGGCGTAGCACTTGCCGCCACCGGCTTTCTTGACCATCATGCCCTTCTTAACTTTACCACCTTTTTTCATACCCAAATTCCCCATTTCTTTGGCGGTCGGCATGACCTTGGTGACGCCACCGGCTGCATATTTCGGCTTCTTTTTCACTGCGCCACCTGCAGCTTTATTAACTTCGCTTGGGTCCAAACGAGTCGCACGGTTTTCAAGGTAGCTGAAAGGATTCAGGTACGAAAGAGCCGCAGCCCCCCGCGCGCGTGCGCGCTCAGAGCCGGTTAGTCCGCGACCCGCTGCATCCATCCGGCTGGTGCCAGTGCCTTTTGTGTCCCCAGTCCTCAGACCTTTGGCTTCAAGTCGCTTGGCGGCTGTACCATCCGCAGCGGCTCCTGAGTGGCTTCCACCACGTACGTAGCGACGGTGCGTAGGCGCGTTTTCCCTGATCTTATCCATATCTTTTTTCTTATACGCAAAGCCTTGGTCGCCCATACGACTTGACCCACCCGAGGGGCTTTTCGCTTTCGCTTTCGCTTTCGGCGCAGGGGTTTTAGCTGCCATCTGCGGCTTCGGAACGGACTTCAACACGTCATCCGTAGAGCTAACTTTAGCTACATCATCCGCCTTTACAGCAGACTTCATTGCGCCGAACTTGCGGGTCATCGACAGATTGCGTTCGGCAGACTTCTCAGCCGCACGGGTCTGTGTGCGGTCACCGCCAGTGCGCTTAGCAAGGTCATCCTTCGCATCAGCGATACGCTGGTCACGCTTCGCAGCAGCTACTTCCGCAGCGCGGCCAGTCTTGCCTTTGGACGCCTTAGCAAAATCTTTTTCAATATCAGCCATACGACGGTCATAGCGCCCTTGAGCGCCGCCACCTGCCGAAAACTTCTTCATCTTCTTGCGCATATCAACCTCTCTTATTTAACCCATCGAGTTTGGCCTCAAGCCGCTCGAATGCCTTGTCAAACCGCTCACCGAGCTTGTCTACGGTGATATTCATTTCCGCACGCGTGACATGATCGCGTGCGACTTCCTCGCGGGTCTTGTTGAGGAGGATGCCTAGGCGGTCCAATTCCTCGATCTTCCCTTTAAGAAAGAAGCCCATAAGCCCCACCACCGCGCTGAGGACTATGTTCCATATCAAGAGTTCCATTTAACAGTTCCATGCCCTCAAGCTCTTGTTGATACGGCTGTTAGGATCGCTCGCGGTCTTGGCGCTGGTGAGCTTCGCCTTCATACCCTTCATACGTTTGCAGAATGACTTACGCCGAGACGCGTCTTTTTTCGTCTTCGGGTTAGGTGCTGGGGGCTTCAACCCGGGCTTACCCGGGTTGGCCTTATTGTATGACGCGCGCCCCTTGGCATTCAGGCCACCCTTTTTGGATTTGCCTTCCGCGCGTTGCCAAGCGGGCGTCTTCGCCATTAGACAAACCTTCCTTTGGTCTTGCCCTTCGAGCAGCAGCCATCAGCGCGTTTGGAGGCAGAGCCGCCCTTGGCCATCTTCTTGACCTTGCCGCCCTTCTTCATGCCTTCGTCAGTGCTGCGAGCAGTGCTTCTACCCATCATAGCGTCGACATCACCGCGACCACCCATTGCTGGGCGATCTTCCATGCCGCGCTTTTTCTTGGCCATCATCAACCCAGCAAGACCCAGACCACCGTTACGGGCGATTTTGTTCATCATGCCGTCTTTGGACGCCGCAAGCCCAGCAACGCCAAACGCGCCTTTTTTTGCGAGATTACGTAAAAAAGCCATTATGCCTGTGCCTCCTTCCAGTTCAGACGGACACCGTTGAGGGTAACCGCTGCACCGCTGTTGTTCGAAACGACCAAGTAAAGGACGTCTGGGCCATCGGGGTAGAAGCCCGCGCGCGAGTTCGGAACGGTGTTGACCACACCCCCACCAAGGATCGAGTTGCCAAGATCACGGACGTTGCCAAGGCTGATCGAGTTCACACCGCTGGAGTAGAGAGCCGTAACCGACTCACCGCCCGTAATCGTAGCCGTATTGCTGGTGTTCACCGCAATCTGGGCCAGCGACGAGGTAACCTGAGTACCAATGGCAACGGAGCCGAATGCTCCGGTAAAGCCGGTGCAAAACCCGTTAAGGATGAGGTTGACGAGCAACGCACCCGAGGAAACTGCCGCCATGTCTTGAAGCTGCAGCTGGACACGGTTGATGACCTCTTTCACCCCTAGAAGTCCTATCGTACCGTTATCGGTCGAAGGAGCGACACGGATAGCAAGGATCGGGACCGTAGTGGCGTTGTTGATCGAGATCGGAGCAGTCGTACCATAGTTGAAGACCAACGACTTATCGTCGTCGAACTCGCCGTCCATGATGACCGACGAACCCCAGTGAGACAGCGAGGCGTTGGTATCCGGCGAGGAGAACTCAACTGGTACAGGTGCAGTAGCCGAGAACGTAAACGTCTGTGCAGCACCCTGACCCCCTGCCTGAGCACGGGCTACGACCCGAAGCGTAGTGTCATTGACGACCGTGTAAGAGATGAACTCCACCACACCAGTGGGGTCCGCTGCAGCAATCCTGAGCGTACCGGTGGGAGCAAAACCTGCCGTGCTGGCCACGTTAATAAGCGTACCCGCACCCCCATTGCTAAGGGTAGATGTCAGGAATGTAGAAGGCGCAGTACCGTTCGACTCGTAGCGAGCGGGCAAGTTGCCCGAGCGCATATAGGCTTCGTACTGAATGTTGTTGTTCGTCTGCTGATGGACGTAGGTGATCTGGCCCCTACCGGTACGCATACCCCAGCGTACAAAGCCCGCACCGTACCACGAATAGTCGATGTAAAACATCTGCATGCGGGTGAGGTCGAGCGTGTAGCCAGACGGACCCCTACCATCGAGAGGGTCGAGCCACTGAGACTGAGGTACGCGCGTATCAACAGTTTTCGTGATGATGACGCCTGCACCAGTACCAGTGATGGATGCACCGCGATATTCCGGCGTAATATTCATCGCCGTATCGCTAGTGATATTCAACACCCGGTAGGACTGACCACGGATGACGATATAGTCACCCGGCTTCAGCTGGCTGCTGAACGCAGTGCCAGTACCGGTAACAGCGCTCAAACCGTTGGTTACCGTAGCAGTACCCGAAATCTGGAGGACGCTGCTGCGCCATACGGCGTAAAGCTGCTGGCCATCATACTCGAAGAACAAGCCATTCTGCGTGTCGTAAAAACCGATACGGTTGGATGAACCGAACCAAGTGTTTGGGCTGACGCGCATCGGGAAACCCGTTGCAGGTGTGGCAGTTGGGACAGAGTTTGCTATATATGTCAGCGATGTGGAGGTAGGCGTTGTAGCCACCGTCCACGTACCGTTATAAGCAAACTGGTCACAGCCGGTGACAATAATCGTAGCACCGGGGGCCATGTTATGCGCATAGCGGGTGTTTACGGTTACCGTGGTACCAGAAGAGGTGATGCTCGTAACAAACAGCGTCGGCTTCAGCGACGTACCCGTCGAGAACTGGATGGCTTTACCCGACTGATAACGGAAATAGCGACGTGTCTGGCGGATAAGCTGCGAGTTAGGAACCACAGAACCTGCCGAGAAGGCGACACCGCCATCAAACGTACGCCCTTCCACATAACCCGGAGGACGTGAATACAGGGTGAGAAGATCAGCAACGTTGGTCAGCGTGCCCGAGGGAGCCACAGGAACGATGAAAGTGAAGGTGTTGTTGGTGGGCGTGGTCGCCACAATCCAAGCACCGTTGATAGCACCGCCAGCGCTCGACGTCGTGTTGCGGACGTAAATCTGCGAGCCGGGGGCCAAACCATGAGCCGAGCCTGTCGTGCAGGTGATGGTCGTACCGATATAGGTAAACGCGCTGGTAGAAGCCAGCGGGATACCGCAGTTGGAATAAAAGAGGCCCGTGTAAACATAGGTCAACGCCGGGTTGAAGCAGTTCGCCGCAGCCACAGCGTTGGCAGTGATGACGGTCATCGAGTTCGTGCCGCCAGCAACAGTCCACCACCAGCCATTGGCATTGGGGTCGCCTGCGTTCTGAATGTAGATCGGTGTGTTAGCAGCAACTACGAAAGTACCTGCAATTGTCAAGGTCGTGCCCGAGCCAGTGATCGAC